GCCCGGGCGAAAACGGCCGCAAATCCTCTCCTGGGCACCACTGAAGGCCGCGCAATGCGGCCTTCGGCGTTTCTGGGCCCACGGTGGGCCCGGCTCATTGCCGCACCAGCAGATCGATGGCGCGAACCAGCGTCGCGACCAGCGGCGCTAGGTCGACCGCGAGGCGCAGCACGCTCGATTGCGAAGGGCTACGGGCACGGCGCCGGCCTCGGCGTTTTACAGACACGAGAAAACGACGCGCACGCCGAAGCGCGCCCGGGGGACGGGAGCTCATAGGGAGAAACCTCGAGGTTCGATCGGAGGAAGGCCTCGGCGTTGCACCGAGGCGAGGGCCATAGCCCTCACTTCCACCATAACCCGGGTTTTCAGGTGCTGTGCGGCTAAACGAAGGGTGCCCGACCTAGCTTCAGAAATTGCTCAGGTTTCCGGGGCGGAGGGGTGAGCGGCGACCCCGTCGGGACGCACCGCCGTGCTGCCGGGCGAGAACAGGATGCCTCCCCTGCTTTGGCGGGGCCGTAGGAAAACCACCCATCGGGCCGTCAGCCGCCGGAGCGGCGGTGCCTGGGCAACTTCTTCAGCTCGACCAGCTCAGCCAGCGCTGCAGCGCAGGCGGCGTCATCGTCCAGCGCCTTCGGCCGAGCCTCAAGCCAGCCGGTGACCGCATGCGGCGGCATCACCGTCTCGGCCAGCTCGCGGATGGCCCAGTAGCGGGCCGACAGAGCCTGCACGCGGATCCACTCGGAGTACACCGCCACCGGGTCCGGGTTGGCCGCTCGAGCAAGCTCGAACGCAGGCTCGCCGGGGGTGTGCACGGGAACCGCCAGCCGATTCCCAGCCGCGATGAGCATCAGGCGCAGCTTCTCAGCGAACTCGGCGCGCTGCTCAGTGCTCGCCGGCCGGCGTTGGGCCAGTCGCACGGCGGCCTCCTGCAGCTCCGCCGCAAGGTCGTCGCGCGTCATTTCCTGGAACGGGTTCATGGGTTCAGCGTAGCGGCTCAGGCGCAGCCCCGCCCTCGATCGTCCGGATCGCCGCCTTGTCGGCGTTGCACTTCAGCAGCTCGGTCTTGCGCGCCGCGGCGACGGCTGGGCAATGGCTCAGGGGGCCGTCCGCAATGGGGTGGGGATTGGTGAACTCCGGATCGATCTCGACGTAGACCGTCCGGTCGACGTAGACGATGCGGGGCTCCACCACCGTGCGACCGCAGCCGGCCAGCGCGAGGCTCAGTAGTCCGAGAGCGACGAGGCGCATGCAATCTCCATCTGGCCAAGGGCGACGGCGCAGGACGGCGGCCGGCCGTTCCAGCGCTGGTTGAAGTTCGCGAGCTCGGCCTCCGCCTTCTGCTTCGCGCGTTCCGCATCCGCGATGGCCTCCTTCGCCTGCTCGGCCTGCCGCCGGCGCGCCGCATCGGCCGCGGCCCGCTCGCGCTCTGACGCATCCGCGATGGCTTGCCAGCCCTGGTTGGCGCCACGGGCCAGCTCGAGCTGGGCCAGCGCATCGGCGCTTTCGGCCTGCAACTTCCAGAGCCGGGCCGTCTGCACGCCGGCACCGATGGCCAGCACCAGGGCGATGCCGGCTGCGATCGTCCCGCGGATCCCGAGGAAGGCGATGATCGGGTTCATGGGTCGGGCCTCAGCTCATTGCAGCCGGGGTCGCGTCCGCGCGTCACGTAGCGCAGCCATCCGGCCGGGTGGGTGAGCATCCACAGCGCGGTGCCCACGAGCAGCGCGACGGCCTGCGGCGGCTGGTCGATTCCGGCGAGCACGCTGAAGATGACGCTGCCGGCGCTGGCTCCTACCGCGAGCAAGGCCAGCTTCTCGGCGTGCAGCCGCAGCATCGCCACCCAGCCTGTCGCATTGGGCCGGCTCGGGTGATCGGCACCACGGGCGACGATGGTGGCCAGCACGATGCAGGCCGCGATGAAGGCGATCGTGTTCAAGAGGCGTCCCCCTTGGGCTCGGGCAGCTTCACGCCGAGCTTGGCCAGCCCGGCTCGGATGGTGGCCGGCGCATGCTCGACCAGGATCGGGATGGCCCATCGCGCGGCGAAGGCCAGCACCAGCGCCACCGCGCCCATGGGGGCGGACTTCAGCCACCCGAACAGCGGGATGTGCGGGGCGATGGCCGCCGCCACCGCGGCGATGAACGTGTTCACCACCACCGCGCCGATCGCGAAGCGCCGGGTTTTCAGCGGCTCGCCGTAGATGATGCCGAGCAGCGCACCGGTGAGGGCCGCCAGCAGCACGGCCACCGGCACGCCAAGGATGGCCACGGGCGCGTCCCAGGCGAGCACCGCCCCGAACCCGCTGAGCGCGGCGCCCACCTTCACGCCTGCGGCGTCGGTGACAGATTGGAATGCAGCGTCGCTCATTGGCTCAGGCCTCATTGGTCGAAAGGGTTCCGGCGCGGGTGATGCGGTACGGCTTGACGCTCGCCGGCTGCGCCACGCGCCACACCGGCCGCCGTGCCGCGATCAGTCGGGCCTTTGCGATGCGCGCGATGCTCACGGCATCGCCCTGGTTTCCCCCCAGCACGTGGAAGGCCTCATCGTCTTCGGCGATGTACAGGCCGACGTGGCCACCGCCGTTCGGGCGCGTGAACGCGAGAACGTCACCGAGGCCGGGCTCCGGCGAGGCCGCGCCGAAGCGCGCCCAGTTCCGCGCCCACAGCGGGCCGTGCACTACCGACCAGCCGGCGCGCTGCGCCACCACCGCCATCCACAGGCCGCACCAGGGCGTTTCGTCGGCGCGGTAGACCGCCTCGAGGCCGACTTCCTTGGCCCAGCCGAGGATGACGGGGTTGTGCTGCGGCCCGACCACCTCGCGCGTGCCGAGCGTGGCCATGCCCTCGCGCACGAGGCCCGGGAGTTGGATGGTCGAGAGCCACGGGTAGCTGCTCATGGTCAGAAATCCGGGAATGGGGCCGAAGGCGCGGTGAAGTTGGCGGTGTAGCGCGCGACACCGGATGTCACCCGAAACTCGTCAACCCAGCCGTCGAGGCGGCGCAGGTTTGGTGGGTAGTACCCAACGAACACACCCTGAGAAGAAGTGAAATTGGCTGTGTTTCCTGTCGAGCTGCCCCCGCGCTGCACACCATCGACGAACATCCGAACGGTGCCAGACGCTCGGGTCACTGCGATGTGGTGCCACGCTCCGACGGTGACAACGTTTGCCGAAGAAACGAGAAGATTCCCCGAGCCGTTCCAGAGAAGAAGCGTGCCATCCGGCGAGGTGTAGATGTCCCAATTTGGACCGAAGGTGCACCAGTCGTAGTTGTTCGTTCCAGCAACGCGCCTGCGTGCAAAAAACTCGATCGTGAAATCGCCTGTACCAAATGCAAAGTCAGCGGATGCGGCGGTTTCGATCGAATCTCCTGGAGCGACCAGCAAGCTCGCTCCACCGAACCGCGACTGGTCCGTGTCGATTTGAGCACTGCCGGTGCGGGTCCAAGTTCGTCCCTTTACGTCGGTGAAGGTGGTCGAGCCATCCACACCATCGAAATGCAGCAGTGATACGACGTTCGCGAAGTTTGGATCGCCGGCTGAGCTCGCAACGCTCATCAGCCCTTGCGTGAGCGCAAGCATCAGGCGCCACCCGCACGCATGGTGTATTCCCAGCGCGTGCCCTGATCGAAGGTGGTGAGGGTGATCAGCGTCCACGCATTGGCCGCGGACTGCACGGCCGTGTCGCTGCCCGCCGTCGGCTTGAAGCTGGCAGGCAGGGCGACCGTCCGCCCGCCCGTGGCGTCTTGGCGGAAGCGCAAGGCAAGCGACATCGCCTTCCCCGAGGCCGGCAGGTTCGTGAAGGTGATCGAGGTGACGTTCGCCGTCAGCGAGAGGGTGAAGAAGTCCCCCAGCGAACAGTCGATGTTCACCACGCCCGAGCTGATCGCCAGGGCCGTGAGGCCATCGCGAGCGGCGGCGCCGCCGCCGGTCACCACCACCCAGGCGCTGCCGTCGAATCGGCGGACGTCCGAGCCGACCTGCTTGAGCCACCCGAGGAAGGGCGCGAACCGATACCAGGTGCCCGAGCGCCAGAGCACCACGTCGTTCTGCGCGAACGTCGACCACGTGCCGGTCGGCGACGCGCCCACGATGTGCACCTGCCCATCGGCCGGCGAGCCAGGCGGCGTGCTCAGGATGCTGGTGGCACCGCGCTGCAGGATCTCGACGCGCAGCGCGTTGTCGTTCACGGGGGTGCTCGGCTGGAGCGTGCCGGGCTGCCACACGGCGAGGGGGAACATGGCACTCACGGGACAATCCTCGAGGCAGGGTCACCGAGCCCGGCCAGCCGATTGCGGCCGCGGACGGTGACGGTGATGGGGTTCGACAGGCCCGCGACGCTGAAGCTGGCGCTGGGCGTGAGGGTGGTGGTGCTGGCGCTGAGCACGCCATCGGTGGCGTCAATCTGCCAGCCGTCGAAGTGGGTCGAGGCGACCGGGTTCTCGTCGCTGCCGAAGCGATGCCGGGGCGTCCAGCTCACGGTGAGGGTGTCAGCGGCTCGAGCGGCGGACTCGATGATCGGCGGCCATTCGCGCTGGCTGCGGCCGGTCCAGGTCTCGGCGACGGTGGTGGCCGTGGCCGGCAGGTTGCCCACGCTGTAGGCCCGGTGCGTGAGCGTGGTGGCCAGCCGCTCGCTGCCCGTCTGCACGAACAGCGAGCCGTTCAGCATGACGAACACCGCTCCCGCAGCATGGGCGCTGGCCCCGGAGTTCAGACGGCCGCGCTGGAGGCCCGTAAGCGCCCAGACGCCAGGCGTGGTCTCGGTGGCATTGCGGAATTGGACGATCTCGGCGGTGCCATCGGCTCGCACCAGGGCGGCGGCGTTGCCACGCGCCAGCCATTCCGCGCTGGTGATCCCCTCGAGGTCGTCGTCGGCCCGGGCGAGCTGCACGCTCAGCACGTTGGTCTCGTCCGGATACCACTCGCTCGCCAGCGGAAGATCGGCCGTGAGCGTGCCCATGATCGTTCCCGTGCCGTCGGTGGCCAGCAGGGCGAACGATCCGCCAGCCTCCTCGCGCTCGATCGCCGCGCCGCGCCAGCCGGCCGTCTCGCCACTGGCCGCGAGGTGGTAGCCGAGCAGGTCGCCCGCCTGAGTCAGAGCCGGAATGTCCAGGAAGGCGAAGCGCGTGCCGCCGGGAATGGTCTCGGGCGGGCGCGTCACGGTCGCCGGTGGCACCACCTGCACGGTCGCGGTGTAGGCGCTCTGGCGATCCCGCTGGCACGTCAGCCGCTGCCAGCCGTCGTTCATCACGACCTGCTTGATCCGAACCCGCTGGGATCGGCCGCGGTACTGGGCGACGATGACATCGGCCTCGGTGAGGCGCAGGTATTGGTCCGAGACGCCAAACACCAGGTCGCCGCGCAGCTCCTCTTCCATCACCTTGTGCTGGATCTGGATGGTCTTGGCGGCGGTCGTCGAATCGAGCACGACCGGCGTGCTCAGCACCGTGGGCGACTCCACGCGCGTGCTGATCTGGCGCTCGCTGAACTGCTTGTCGGTGCCCTGGCCTCCCTCGACGTCGAAGTAGGTCAGGTGCAACAGGCGCGGCACGCTGATGCTGTCGCGCGTGGTGTCGACCTCGGGCTCGTCTTCCCCTTCGACGAACTGATCCTCGGTGAGGATGGCCGTGAAGTTGCCGCCTCGCGGGATGAACCGGATGACGCCGTCCGCGTCCTGTGGATCGAAGAAATAGACCTTGGCCAGCTCGAGGATGGCGGAGGCCGCGGTGTATTCCGGCGAGGTGGAGAAACCGCGCACCAGCGCGTTCGGCAGCGCGGATACGTCGATGCGCGCCGGATAGACGCCAGCATCAATGCAGATGCGCTCGACCACGGCAGGAAGCAGCTCGGAAGACTCAGCATCGATCCCCACCGGAGGAAGGCCGAGCTCGGCCAGCGTCTGCGTGTACGAAACAGCAGAAACGAGATCACTCCCAGTGTCCGGGAAAGACTCGTAGTTGGCGATCGTGGTGCGCCTGAATCGCACGATCGTTCCAGCCACCGCCGGGATGTAGAAGATGCCAGTGACCGTGGTGCCTGCCGGAGCATTCAGCTCGATGGAATCAATGGCGACGCCATCGACAAGCCACTCGTACGTAGCGCGACCCGATTCGATGCTTGCAGTCGCAACGATCGACGCCGCGCCGGCCGGCGGACTGAGCGCCGCAGGCATCAGAACAGTGCCGGCAGGCCCAAGCCCACCGCTGCCGCTCTGAAAGGTTGTGCCACCTGGAGGGGCAACATCTGGCCGATCCAAAATGATCCCGCCAGCACCGACCTCGAACTGATACGCCGGGATCGCGCCGCGCAGGTCGGTGAGGTCCTCGTCGGTGACCACCAACAGCGCGGTGCCGCGCATGGCGGGGGCGTTCGCCGCGCCGGCCTCGGCCTCGATCGTCGGGTGCGGGAGCTGGTCCCAGTCGCCGTTGAGGATCGTCTTGCCTTCCAGCCACTTCACCGACTCGGCGAGGATCTCGCTGCCAGGCCGCGAGTCATAGACGAGCTCGTTGTTGCGCCAGATCCGGCGCACGCCCTCGATCGGCCCCTCGCAGATGCCGATGGCGTAGCTGCGGAGGATGGTGCTGCTCTCGACCTTCGGGCCGCCCTTGCCGCTCTGGCGGGTGCGGATCTCGCGCGGCTTGCCGCTCCACACCACCTGGCCGCCAATCGGGCGGAACGTGCCGTAGACGCGGGCGCGCGGGCCGCCTTCGCCGGCGCGGACCTCAGCCAGGTCGCCGATGCGGGGCTGCTTGATCGTGGTGAAGCTGGTGCCGATAGCTGAGCCGATGGCCCAGCCCCACTGTGCGCCAGCCGGCCCGCCCACGGCGAAACCGACGACGGCACCAACAACACCGCCTACGGCTTGTGCCATGGATCGAACACCTCGAGGATCAGGCCGCGCCAGTACTCATCCACGCGGTGCTCGACCGCGCAGCCGTTGCCGCCGCTGTAGCTGTGGATCAGACGCCACTCGTCGCCGCCGTTGGCCAGCACGCCGACGTGGCTCGGCAGCTCGGCGCCGGGCCACTTCATCAGCGCGATGCCGCCGTGCACCCAGCCGCGCGGCTCGCCGCACTGCCGCACCAGCTCGTCGCGCAGGCCTTCGCGCTGAGGGTCGCGCGGGTAGCCCTCGCGGTCCTGCACGTCGCGGCCGGCGGCGCGCAACGCCAGAACGATCAGGCCGAGGCAATCGACGGCCCAGGGCTGGCGCCCCTGGTGGCGCCACTTCACGCCCAGCATCGAGCGGGCGGCAGCGACGAAGACGTCGCGCTCGGTCATGCCGTCACCCCGCCGAGGCCATTGGCGGCCACCACGGTCTGGATCACCGAGCGGCGCACCTGCGCGCCAGGCGTGCTCACGCTGGGCGCGTCGCCCGTCGGGATCAGCGGCTCGCCCTTGAAGTTGAGCTCGTTCTCGCGGTCGACACACGCTTCCCACGTGCGAGGGCAGGTGTCGGCGATGGTGTAGGTGTCGCCCACCGTCACCGGGTACGGCATCGCATTGCCGAGGGTGACCGCGCCCGAGGCCTCGACCTCGACGAACCCGGCCTTGCCGGCGTTCGCGCCCGTCACCCAGAGCACCCTGCCCGGGGCGAATGGGAAGCTGCCCGCGGCATGGTTGCCCGTGAACTGCCGATCGCTCTCCGCGCCGACGGCGGTCACGGTGCCCGGCACGGCCGTGATGGTGCGGCCGCAGCCCGTCTGGCTGTCCGCCGGCGAGCCGTCGATGGCGCGGCAGGTGCGCGACCAATGCGTGCCGATCGGCTGGCTCAGGCGGACGCTGTAGCTCAGCAGCTCGGGCTGGAACATCAGGCCCCAGCGCTTGACCACCTCGCCGACGTCGCCGGCGCCAAGGATGATGTGGCCCATGCCGAGGTCGCGGTAGTTGACCAGGTACAGGGTCCACTCGGCATCGCGCAGCTCGCCGGCCTCGATCATGGCCTCGGTGATGCCGGGCGCCGTGGTCACCAGCAGGCTCTGCGCCTCGGCATTCGACACCGTCATATCCGAGCTGGCGCTGATGGCCGAGACGTCCACGCCCTGGTTAGCGCTGTAGGTCACCGCGCCGCGGCCGTCGTCATACGTCACGTCGGCGTCGAGGCTGGTGACGCCGAACACGCGGCCATCGGCCAGCGCGATGCGCAGCAGCCGGCAGGTGGTCGTCACCGACTGGTCGAGGTGCGCCTGCAGGGCGATCGGGATCGTCCGGCTCACGCGCTCAGGTCCTCGATGAGCGGGATGTCGGCGCTCAGCACCAGCCCCTGCGCGGCGCGTGCGTAATCCCAGGCAAGGTTGTCGGTCTCGAAGCGCACCGGCACGTCGAACTCGCCCGACCAGGTCACGGTGTGCCCGGCCGGGGCGGTGAAGGTGGCGAGGCCCGTGGTGGTGTTGACGGTGGCACCGGGCAGGACCACGCCGTTGGCCTTGATCACCACGCCGGCCACCGGCTTGCGGATCGGGCGCACCACCTGCTCCGGGCCCCACGCGTAGGTGAGTGCGAGCTGCACCGTCTGGCTGGCGCCGGTGCCCGTGGCGAAGGCGACGTCGACAGCGGTGTGCTCGCGCGGGTCGCGCAGCCGGAAGCCGTAGGCGCCGCCGCGCGTGGCGTTGAACGCGGCCAGCACCTCGGCGTGATCGTCGTCGAGCAGGTTGTTGAAGAGGATCACGTAGCGGTAGAGCGGCCGGCTGCGCGAGGCGTTGCGCCGGACCACGCCGTTGGAGAGGCCCACCTGGCGGGTGTTCCACGTCGGGCCGCCCTGCGTGCCCTCGGCGGCCTTCTCCAGCAGGCGCTGCTCGATGAAGCCGCTCATGCGCCGAACCTCGCCGACACGCGGCGCTGCGCTCGCGAGGCCTCGGCCGCGAGCTGGCTGGCCGTGCGGGAATCCACCCGGCCGGTGATGCTGATGTTCTGCACCACGCTGCCGCCGCGACCCATGCGCGGGTTGGCAGTGACCATGCCGCTCGCGGCCATGGGCAGCAGGTACTGCCGGCCGCCGACCGTGAGCAGCTCAGGGCCGCGCTCGGCCACTTCGTACATCTTGCCCGGTGCGACGAAGCCGCCGGCAGCGCGAGGCCCGCCGAAGAGGGAGCCCAGTAAGTTGGTAAAGATGTTGCCGCCACCGTCGCCGATCGGGCTGCCCGACGGGCCCAACAAAGACTCGACGAGCTGGTCGCCTAGACGACGGGCGACGAGCTGGGTGATGTAGTTGCCGAGGTCCTCGAACGCATCCTTGGCCGACTTGCTGCCGTCGATGATGCTGGCGAAGGTATCCTCGAAACCGGCTCGGATGTCGTCGCTAAACTGGATTCTCTCGCGAGCCTCCTCGAGCAGGCGAATGCCTTCGCTGATCTGCTTTCCCTCCTCGCTCATCGCGTCAACGCCCGCATAGCGCAGGGCGTTGGCGATCTCACGCTCGGTGTTGGACAGGCCAAGAAGGCGAAGCTCTTCCTCGATGTCCGCGATCACCTGCTCGGACGGGCTGAGCTGCGCGTCGATTGCGGCGAGGTCGCGCTCCCTCGCAGTGGACAGAATGCCCAATGCCTTCGCAAGGTCTTCTGTGCTGATCTGCCCACGCTTGGCGAGGTCTTCAAGCTGCTCTTGGCGTCGCGCCCAGTCCAGCTCCGCCTGCGCCATCGGGCCATCCAACGCTGCCTGGTAGTCGGCCACCGTGGCGTTGAAGTCTTCGCGCACACGCGCCTGCTCGATTGCCGCACGCTTGGATTCCTCGGCGGCTTTTTCCGCTTCGCGCTCCGCTTCTGCCAACGCACGCGATGCTGCGGCTGAGGCACGCTTCGCCTCAGCGTTTCGCTCGTTCGCCTGCCGCTGATCGCGAAGGGCTCGCTGGATCTGGTCCCCATCACGCCCGGCACCGTTCCGCTCCAAAGTTTCGGGAGTGATGAACTCGATGGCCGGGGCGGCGCGGGCGCCGCCAAGTACATCAGCGATGCTGGGGCCTTGACCGTCAGGGATGATCGTCGGCGAATCGAAGCCACGATCGCGGAACAGCTGGGCAATCAACCCGCTGTCCTGGCCGAAGAAATCGTCGGCGATCAAACCCTCACGAGCGAACGTTTGTGAGGCCGCCGCCGTGATGTCGCGAAGCCCTTCCGCGACGCTCGTGAGCGTCGGCAGCGTCGCCCGCGCGAGCTGATTGGTGAAGCCATCCCAGGCAAGGTTCAACCGGTCGATCTGATCCTTCAGCGATCCCGAGCCATCCGCAAGCTCGCCATCGATGATGGCCCCGACCTTCAGAGCTTCATCACCGTATCGCTGCAGACCCTCTCGGCCCTGATTGAGCAGCAGCGTGAGCTGCGAGCCCGATCGGCCGAAAATCTCCAGCGCGAGCGCCGCCTTCTCCGGACCATCAGGCAATGCCCGGAACACATCGGCGAGGTCGAGGATGACGTCCTGCGTGGCGCGAAGGCTGCCGTCGCTGTTGGTTGCCGAGACGCCAATAGCGTCGAAGACGCCATCCAGATTCGAGCCTTCACGGGCCGCTTCGGCTTGCGCCTTCACCAAGCGCTGCAGACCGGACTGAAGCTGGTCGAGCGTGACGTCGGAGAACCTGCCGGCAACCTCAAGAGACGAGAGGACCTCCGGCGGAATTCCAATGCGCTGCGCCGCCTCGCCAAGTTGGTCTGCCGCTTCCACCGCAGATCGAATCGCAGCAAAGGTTGCAGCGCCGGCCGCAGCAACACCGGCAGCAACAGCAGGACCGACACTGCCAAGCTTGTCACTGATCGTCGAGCTTGCACTTCGAGCCGCCTGCGTGGCGCGCTTCATGCCGGCCTCGAAGGCGCCAACGCGGGCTACGAGGTCGACGCTGAGCTGGGTTCTGCCGGTCATGTCAGGCCTTGAATTGCTCGTGCAGCTCGGGGTCGAGGATCAGCGTTCCAGCAGTTCTTGCATCGGGCTTTGCGGCGTAGGGCATGAAGTCGAGTGCTGTCTTGTTGCTGTTCCCGTGCACCTGGGCAACCACAGCCGCCACGCGTGCCGCCGGCTCGTCGTAGCGGCGCTGCAGATCAACCGGGCCGTACACTTCGAAGTAGGCAACCCACTGCGCCCATTCGCGATTCGACATCCGCCGCTGCAGGCTTTCGACCGTGTCGCCCATCGCGAGCGCCAGGTCGAACCACAACTTCAGCTCGGCGTCGGCTCCGAAGGCTTTTTTGCGCTTTCCTTCCCCTCCCGGAGCGCCCCAACAGCAGACAGCGCCTCGCGCGTCAGGACGTTGAGCGGCACGGTGCGGAGCGCAGCAGCCTCTTCGACGGTGAAGATCGGCGCACCCTCGGAATCGCAAACGACCCTCGAAACCAAGAGAGCGTCGCGGTTCTCAGCCGCGAGGATGTTGCGAACCTCAAGTGCAGGCAGGTCGACGAAGAACGCGGTGATCGGCTCGCCCTCGAACTCGAACTCGCGGGCGATGGGCTTGCGGCTGGCGATGCCGGCGTGCAGCAGGGCTTTCAGGTCCATGCCTTACGCCTTCACGGTCGTGGTGATCGGGCCGCTGCGCTGGATCGTGACCGTGGCGCGCTGCACTTCGTTCTGCGCGAAGCTGAGCGTGATGTCGGCCACGTAGCCGATGAACTTGCGGTTGGTGCGGGTGGTGAGCGAGGCGAAGGCGCTGGCGGCGACCGTCGGCGCGGCCGTGCCGTCGCTGTCGGCGATCATCCACTCCACCTTGTTGCCCGAGGCGCGCAGCGTGCTCAGCAGCGCGTGGCTGGCGAGCTTCTCGTCCCAGATCAGGTTCAGCGTGATCGGGCCCGGGGTGTTGAAGCCACCCTCGAACTCGCGTTCGTCGCTCATCAGGTGGGTGATGTCGATCTGGTCGCGGGCGCCACCGAGGCCTTCGATGCTGGCCACCTGGTCGATGGCGGTGGCAGCGGTCGCGCCGGAGACGACGTACAACTGGGTTTTCTGGGTCTTGTTGGCGGCCATGGCGGGCTCCGGTGGGTATCAGGGCAGGCGGACAGTCGCCTGCAGGCGGATCTGGGCGACGGAGCTGTTGGCACCGTCGACGCGGGTGAGGAATTCGGCGGTCTGGGCCTCGACGTCGACGAAGCCGGCGTCGATGGGCAGCTCGGTGCCGCCCGAGGGGAAGAGGTCGAACACGTCGGCCATCACGGCGTGGGCGCGCTGCTGCGCGTCGGCACGACTGCTGGGCACGTCGGCCTCCACCACGAGCTGAAGCGTCCAGTCCTCGCCTTCGAACAGCGTGGAGGGCGCCCGCGCCGCGCGGTCCAGGTAGACGCTCAGGCGCTCGACCGGGCCGCGGCCGGGGTCGGCCTGCTGCTGCTCGGTGAGCACGGTGTTGCCGGCGTTGGTGCGGTAACCGTTGGCGACGGTGATCTGGGGCAGCCGGGCGGCCACCGCTGCGACCGCCTGCCAGGAAATGGCGTCAGGCACGGGCGGCGCTCCAGCGCGCCGTGGTGCCGTCGTCGGCCACCTTGCGCTCCAGGGTGTAGGTGTTGCCGTTCGCCACGAGCGTGGCGCCGGCGACAGCGGCCTCGCGGCCGGCGTCGATGAAAGTGACGAGGTGCTGGCCGACCAGCACCTCGCCGAAGTCGCCCATGCCTTCGCTCGCCTGGTCGAGGAACACCTTGACCGCCACGGGCGCCGAAACGCCGACGGTAAGGGATGCGTCCCAGGCGTCGAAGAACGCTGCACCGGCGCGAGCCAGTGCAGCGTGTGCAGCGAGGGCGAACGCTGAGCTCACGATCAGGCCGTGAGGGCGTCGCGCATGGCCGAGAACGACACCGCGTTGCGGACCGCAACGTCGACGTCCTGCAGCGCCACCACGCGGACGGTGCCCGACGTGCTGTTGCTGTAGGGGTCGACCGTCAGGTCGAGGCCGCCCCACATGCCGATGATCAGGTCGGCGAAGTTGCCGAAGATGATCGCCGAGCAGATGCCGTTGGCCGTGCCCTTGGTGAGGTTCGAGGGCACCGCGTTGGTGACGCCGGCGCCGTAGCCGTTGAGCGGCGTGCTGCCGTTCTGCCACACGCGGACACCCGAGCCCGGGCCGTCCTCGTACGTGGTCTTCAGGCGACCACGCACGCGGGCGTTGGTGAGGTAGGCCAGCGTGCCGACATCGGCGTTGGCGACCGAAACATCGGTCTCCAGCTCGACGATGTTCGCCCAGGTCGGGGCCGCACCGTTGGTGCCGCCGGCGACATCGCCGATGCCCGCGGTGGCCAGGATGCCGGTCGGCTCGTTGGCGCCACCGCCCTGGATGGCGACGGACTGGATGGCCAGGCCGAGCACCGTGGCGAGGTCGCGTTGCACGAAGGCTTCGACGTCGATCGACGACTGCAGCAGCAGCTTGCGGCTGATGTCGGTGAAGGCGCCGACGGTCTTCGCCGACATCGGCACCTGGCGGATCGTCTGCTGCGATTCCGTCGGGGCGCTGCCTTCCGTGACCCAGAAGGCGCTGCCCGCACCGCTCTGGCCCGGGATGGCGATGTTGCCGACGAGGCCGCTGAGCATCTGCGTGCCGAGGCGGTCGATGACCATCGCATTGCGCAGCAGGTCGATGAAGCTGCCCGAGAGCAGTTCGGTGGCGACCAGGTTGCCGCCCGCCGTGGGCGTGCCGACGGTGAGGTCGCGCTTCTGCAGGCTGCGCGAGACGATGTCGAACGGGATCAGCAGGCCCTGCGAGGCCTTGCCGCGACTTTCAGCAGCAGCCTGCGAGCACTCCAGCTCGAAGCTGGCGGCTTCACGGGCGCGGCGGTCGTTCGGATTGGCGAGGTAATGCAAGGCGCGGACGATGCTGTAGCGCTTGAGCTCGCGCTGGTCCATGCCGATCTCGGCGGTCGGCTTCGGCGCGCTGGCCAGCTTGTCGATGACCGCGGCGCGGAACTGATCGACGCTGTGGCCAGCCTGGATGGCCTTGACGGCCAGCTCGTCGAGGCCGCGGCCGGCGTACTGCTTGGCGATGGCGAGGATCTCGGTGGAGCGCTTGCGCTCCTGGTCGGCGCCGGCGGCGCTGTTGTCGGCCGTCGGGGCCGGGCTTTCGATGTTCATGGTGGTCTCCAGGGAGGAAATGACGGGTTCAGCGGAGCGGCCGACGCCGACGCTCGCGTCCGCAGGCACCGCCACGAGAGAGATCTCGTAGGGCTCCCAGTCGGAGACGCGGTAGGTCGGAACGCCGTTCTGCTCGCCTTCGAGGCGAGCCTCGTGGATCACGTAGCCGACGCTGACGTTGCGCCGGATGCCGTCGACGACATCGCGGAACACCTCCTCGGCACGCGCACTCCTCCCGAAGCGCACCACGGCGCGGGCCACCCGGTCCGCGCCGATCTGTACCGACTCGATGACCCCGACGTGATCGCGGGTGTCGTGGTCCATCAGCAGGGGGCCGCCGCTCGCCAGCCGGCCCACCCGCATGCTCTTTGCGCTGTGATCGAGGATCTCGATCCCCCAGTAGCGCTCGACGGCGGCCTCGCTGGAGAAGGCCAGCCTGGCGGTGCGCGCCTCTTCGTCGACGATGGCGCGCTCGACGAGGCTGAAGCCACGCTTCTGCGTGGCACCGGGCAGCAGCTCTTTCGGGGTTTTCGCGTTCATGGACCCACTCTGTCGTGGGCACTGCGAAACCGACTAGGCGAAACGTTTCGCAGGAATCGTTTCGCGCTACAGGGCCTCAACCACGAGGGCCTCCGCCTCGCGGCGTCGGCGGCGGGCCTTCGGCAGCGGAGCGGGCTGCGCCCACGGCGGAGCCGGCACGAATGCGATCGGCCGTCGACGCCGGGGCGATGCGCCGCCAGCGGCCGAGAGCGGCTCTTCCCCGCCGACGAGCGTCGCCAGCAGCTCGCCAGTGCCCTGGGCAAGCATGGCCATATCGGCGAACGCTGCGCCGCCGCCGACAGATTCGAGCGTTGCGGTGACTGAGGCGGAGGCGGTGACCCGCATCGCCATGTTGGCGAACGGGCTGGCCTCCTGCCCGCCTTGCCAGTCGCCCGACCACGCGCCGGGCCATTGACCCGGCCAGCGCGTCACGACGGGTCAACCGTCGTTACGTTTCGATTCCCGCCGCTGATGGTTCCCGCGATGCGGTCCTTGGTGCCGTCGAGCGAGCGGAAGATGGGATTGCCATCGAGACCGGTGGCATCGCCGGCGACATAGGCCAGCAGCAGCCGCAAGGCTTGTTTGAGCGTGACATCGCCCTCGACCCGCGCCTCGAGCACGGCGCCCGTGACGTCGTCCTGCGATAGCGCGCCGATCTTCACGATCATGCCCGGGCGAGCACGGGCCTTGGGTAGGGCTCGAACCATGACGCCGAAACCCGATGCGACCATCGGGCTGTTGCGAAGCCTGGTCGGCTTGGCAAAGGGCACCGAGCCGGCGCCGGTTGCGACCTCGCCAAGGCGAGCCGTGGCCCTCGCTGAGGGAATCGCCTGGCCCGCGCCCACCGCGACGCCCGCCGATGCGGCGGGGCCGTAGAAGTGCAGCGAGAACCACGCGGCGACGGGCATCAGTCCGGCTCCACGCTGAAGTCGAGAATCCACGACAGCGTTCCGACCGTGCCCGCGCCGATCTGCTTCACCGCGAAGCCTTCGTTCGGCCGCAACGCCCACGGACGACCATTGGAATAGTCGGGGCCGAGCAGGTTCGCGATGAACGGGAGTTGCTGGTTTGTGTTCACGGGGACGGCAGTGTTCTCCTCCGTACTCACGACAAACGGCGTGATGATTCCGCCGTCGGTCAAACCCGCCGTGGCGGTGTGGCCCTGCACCGTGTTTGCCAGCGCCGGGTCGGCGCTGTTGCGCGCCAGCGGCGTGACGCTCGTGAGCGTCGGCGTGCCGGTGACGAATCGCGCGTTGAACTGGTTGATGACGCCGGTGACGGCGGCTACGCCGTCCGGGATGCAATACAGGCCGTTCAAGTAGATCGTCTGCGCCGAGCCCGAGTTGTTGCGCAAGACGATGTGGTACTTGTTGGCCGCGGGCACGATCGCCGGAACCATGAGGCGGTACGACGGCAGGCCGTCGAAATGCACGCCCTGCGAGTTGACGAGGTCAGCGCCGCGAGAGTAGCGGCGCATCATCAGCTTGTCGCCGGTCGAGTTCGGCGGGACTTGAGTGAAGCCAGCGCTCATATCAGTCCTCCGCCAGGATCAGCGTGCCCGCGGGGAAGCGCGGCGTGATCAGGTTCGAGACGTTGATGGGCGCGGTGAGGGCGCCCTTGTAGAGGATCTGCCCGGTGGCCACCACACTGATGCTGGCATGCGTGATCGTGTCCGAGCCGCCGGTGCACTCCGGGAAGGTCACCTCGGCTGCATTCTTCGCTGCGTTCCCAGACGCGTTGGCGGCGTAGGGGACGGTGCCATCGCAGATCGTCCAGCCCGTGCCGTCTCGAGCGACCGAGACCGGCGCATAGCCGGTGTACGTCGGCGAGGCTGTCTCGTCGTCGGCGGCTTCGCCGGGATCCGCGGTGTGCAGGTTCACCTGCAGGTTAGACCCGTAGGCGGGCATGGCGACGTTGTTGAAGATGAACTTCACCAGGTCGTTTTCGGTGGCGTTGGACTTGCTCACTCGGGATCCTTGTTGGTCTCGATTTTCACGGTGCGGACGATTTCCCCCGCGGAGTCACGCTCGACGTCGGTGACGGTCTTGCGATCCGGGAGCTTCACGCTCACTTCGGGGCTGACGGTGACGTTGGGCGCTTCGACGTTGACGACGGCCGGCTCGACGCGCACGTCGACGGGCGTGGGATCCACGTGGATCACCGGCGCGGCAGGGGCGACGTCGACGCGCACCTCGGCGGCCGGCACGTTCACGGTGGTCGGCTCGACGTGAACTCGCACTTCGGTGGGCGCGACGTGCACGGCCGGGGCGGCCACCTGCACGTTGACAGGGCGGGCGGCCAGCTCGCGCAGGGCGCCAAGCATCGCCATCGTGCTCTTGCGCTCTTCGTCGGCCGGGTCGTCTTCCTCATCATCGTCGGCCGCGGCCGGCGCAGAGGCCGGCTGCTGCGGACCCAGCGGCACGCCGCGGTCGGCGGCCATCTTCCGGAAGGCGGCGATGTCGTCGAGGATCTCCTCGACGTCGCGGCCGAGCGAGGCGGCCACCTGCTGCGGGCTGGCGAGGCCGGCCTCGATGGCGGCGACGTTGGCTTGGATGTCCTTGAGCGGGTCCACCCAATCCCAGCGACGCCCCAGCCAGGTATGCACGCGGAACTTGTCGGCCTTCGAGGCCGGGAGCGTCGAACCGTTCGGCAGGCGGATCGCGCCCATCAGCAGCGCCATATCGAGCCACTCTTCGAACAGCGGCTCGAGGAAGCTGGCGATGAACCAGTTCTGGATGACGATCCATTCCTCGCGCTCCTCGAGCAGGCCGGCGCGGATGCTGCTGAAGTTCACGCCGTTCAGGTCATTGCCGAGCGAGGGATAGGCCACGCCGAGCGCCGAGGCGATGCCGCGCAGCGCGCCACGGACGAAGGCCTCGAACTGGTCATGCGGGTACGCCGGGTCGAACTTCTCGAAGCCGTAGCCGTCGGGCAGCACAGCGAACTCGCCGGGCGTGGCCTGGGCGACGAAGTTGCCCTCGGCGTCCTGCCCGTCGTTCGGCGGCGGCTGGCCGTCCTTCGAGGTGAAGAAGCCCATCTTCGACGCGCCGATGCGCGCAGCGATGACGGCGGCCTCGCGGTAGCCGTTGAGGTCGTTGATGCGACGCATGGCGGCGTGCATCCACGGCACGCCGCGGGTCTGCTCGAGCTCGAACGGGATGAACTTGTGCCAGATCTCGTCGGCGGGCACGCGCTCGCGCTGGCGCTGCAGGCCGTTCGGCTCCCCGGGCAGCGTGGTGAAGATGTGGTACGCCACCGGCCGGCCGACCAGGTCGACCTCGACGCCCATGATGATGGCGTTGCTGCCCTCGGTGGCGGCGCGGTTGTACTTCGTGTCGAGGCGCTCGATGTCCAGCACCTGGAGCTGGAAGCCGTACTCGCCGGCGGCACGGCCGCGAATTCGGCGCACGAGGAACTCGCCGTCGCGGGCGAGCGCCACGGCCAGCGTGCGCACCAGGTCGGGGAAGCTGAGCTTTCCGGTGACCTCGCAGCGGCCGGGGCGGCCCCAGCGCCAGAAGGCGTTCTCGATGGCCGTGTTCGCCAGGCTGTCTAGCGAGCCGCTGGGGTCGGTGCTGCGCGCCTGGAGCGTGAAACCGTCCTTGCCCGCCACGTTGTTGCGCACCATGCGCAGGAACTTGGTGGCGTACTCGTTGTTCTTCGAAAGGTCGCGCGACCTGGCGCGCAGCTTGTCGAGGTCGTTGCGCAGCTCGCGGTCGATGGCGTTGTTCGTGGCCGTCCACGACGCCGTGAGCCGGTCGACGACCGCGCCGTCGAACTTGCGCAGCTTGGCGCCGGAGAGCGCCGCGGGAGCCGGCTGGAACCAGCGGCGAAGGGCCTGGAGCATCAGAGCCTCGTGAGCAGGCGAACGGGCGGCGCGCCGGCGGCAATCTGCCGCTCGCGCGATACCTCGGCGCGGTAGGTGTCGCGCAGCTTCAACAGATCGGCCAGCGCGTATTCGGAGAGCTTGCGGCCCGCGATCTCGAGGCTGGCGGCCCAGCCGCTGCTGGCCTTGCCTTCGAGGTACGCCTCGATGCCGGCCAGCACTTTCTCGGCATGCGTGCGCAGGTCGGCGCCAGCGGTGGCCGCGGCGAGGTTCGGCAGCACGCGCACCGGACGGTCGGAGAGCGTGAAGCGCTCACCGCCGCGGGTGGCGGCCTCGACCAGGCGGTAGCCCCCCGCTACCCATGGCGCCGTGGTCGAAGCCGCCACCAGCACGCTGTGGGTGTCGCCGGCTGCCGTGGAAGTGAAGCTGTAGACCTGCGTCGCGCCGATGAGCGTGTAGGCGAGCGTCCAGCCGGCCGAGGCCTCATGGCCGGGGACGGTGCGCGTCCACTGCAGCGTGTCGCCCGCTCGGAGGTCGCTCGGCGGCTGGGTGGGGGTGGCGGTCATGGTGGCAGGCTGCCCCGCGGGGTGCGAAACGGACTAGGCGAAACGTTTCGCAGGAACCGTTTCGCCCTCGCCCTGCCCCGTGCCGCCTTGGAGGATCTGCTGAATACGGCGCGGGCTGAGCTTGTACTTGCGCGCCAGGAAGCGCGGCGACTCGCCGCGGCGGGCATCGGCGCGGATGGCCTCATCGCGGCGCGCCACCTCCACGCGCACGCCGTCGCTGGTCTTGGCGATGTAGTGCATCTCGCCGCCCACGGCGCGGCGCAG